GGTTGACAAACGCGAATATTCCAGATTTATCTATGCGTTCACCAACTTCGTAATGGAGAGTGAATGGTATAGTTTTGGAAAGAAACCATGTGAGATTGCAGACGCCGTGGCAGCTATGTGCCATGACGCAGAGAGCATAATTTGCGCCGATTCTGAGCGCATGGATGGTCACGTATTCAAACAACCACGACGGTTAGAGATGATGTTATTATTGAGGTTCTTCTCAAGAACACATCACGCTAAACTGATGGATTTACACACAGCACAATTCATGATAAAAGCCGTTACAACGCTGGGAGTCAAATATTCCTTAGATTATCAGCGTGGCAGCGGATCGGCCGAAACAGCCGTCTTTAACACAATCCTGACCAAGTTCATGGATTATGTTGCAAGACGCATGTCGGGACAAGATCGTTTGACAGCTTACAATGCACCTGGGCAATTTGGGGGAGATGACTCCATAGCACCGGGCATTGTTGGTAAGTCTGTCGGACCTTTGTTAGTCAGATCCGGGGCGATGATGGGTCAGCGCGTCGAAGTCGTTTTTTCAAACGAGGCGAGTTCGGCGTCAACTACCTATCTCGGTTTCATTCAGAAGATGTGTGGTTCGGGGAGGCATCGTCTACTTGTGATCTACCACGTGCATTGGGCAAATTGCACGTGACCGTAAGATTGGGAACTGTCAAGAGTATTGAAAAACTTAGACAGAAACTGTGTGGTCTGTTTTTGACAGACCGCCATACACCGATCATTCGAGAGATACTAGACTGTGCAGTTCGCTTAGGCATGGACCTTCATGCCCCAGTTGACTACCGGACGCGTAGCTGGTGGGCCAAGTTTGACAGTGATGTCAACTGGCCAAACAGCAGCGTTGATGATTATCCAGCATATTTCTCCAGATTCAAGATGCAGGTGGATTTTACTCCGCTTAGCAAATACCTGGCGAATTGTAAGACTTTGGAAGGCATGCTCACGATGCCAGCCATATGCAAGACCGAAGACTTGCCAGTCCCATCAGTAAAGAAAACCGTAATTGTGGATGATCAAGTCCACAAACCAGCGGCCGCCCTCGCGGCCGTAGTACCTGAAGTAAACGAGATTTGTCGCAATTTTGGTAGGCAAATGCACGTACGGATCGAGATGCAAGTTTCCCCATGTGAAGGTGTGTAAGAAATACATCATGGGAACCTGCACTTTTCGAGACTGTAAGTTCGTGCACGTGCCTGATGCGATGAAGAAGACGTTGGCAGAAGTCTCGCGTGAGACCTGCGAGGCTACAAAAGCCCAGAAATCAAGTTAGAAAAGGCGGACGTTCGGTCCGCCATATTTTGTTGTTTATTTTCAGCTTAATTTAATTTTCATTATTCATTTATTTTATACACATTTCCTTATTTTTACTCATTATCAACATGGCTTTTGGCAAGAAGAAGAAGACGATAGCGAAAGCACCCCCGAAGAAGAAGAAAACTGCAGTCGCGCGACCAATGCGCAGACCGCAGAAACCAGTAGTTGTACCAAAGAATCAAGAGTCCAAAGGCTATGCGCCTGGATTGCTTGGAGGAATTGGTTCAACTGTTGGCAGCTTTTTCGGAGGTGGCCCAGGAGGTTCGTTGGGGAAGATGGCAGGTGACTGGCTAGGTAAGATTACCGGTATGGGCGCATATACAGTGAATTCAAATTCACTAATGACTGATGCTGGCCCACCAGTTTTCTCTTCTAAGGCTGGTTCTACTCGATTGAGGCATAGAGAGTTTATCAGTGATATTTCAGGTTCAACCGCATTCACTGTTAGCAGCCTCATACTCAATCCAGGTGCCACCAATACTTTTCCCTGGCTTTCACAGATCGCTCAGAATTTCGAGACCTACCGTTTGCATGGTATGGTTTTTGAGTTCAAGTCAACTTCTGCTGATGCTCTCAACAGCACTAACACTGCCCTTGGTACTTTCGTTATGGCTACCTCTTATGATGTGTTGGATGCTATCTTTGTTAATAAGCAACAGATGGAGGCCTATGAGTTTTCGTGCTCTACTCGCCCATCTGCTTCTGCTGTCCATCCCATTGAGTGTGATCCGGCGCAGAACGTGTTGAAGGAGTTATATATTTTCCCTGGGATTCAAGGTCCAACAACTGGTGCAGGAGCGAACATTGTCCAAAGTTTGCCACCCAGTGCTGATCCTAGGTTTTACAACGTCGGGAATTTTTGCTATGCTACTGTTGGTATGCAGGCGACCAGCGTGATTGGTGAGTTATGGGTGTCATACGATGTGGAGCTTTTTAAACCGAAGCTTCCATTGCCTGGAACCTCTACACCCTATTTTGAATTAATCCAGACAGCACCAACTCGTCAGTTTTTATTCAATGGGGGCACTAGTGCTGGTCAGGCAGGGTCAGGCAATAACCTGTTTATGATCGTTATTAGTGGCAATGTCATTTCTGGAGGCTGGGAGACAATTCTCCAGTTTCCTTTGCAAGGAACGTACGTTGTCACCACGGAGATCGTAGGTAGCGCAATTGTTACCACTACAGGTTTGCAGGCCTCTTCCAACACCATTTTGTCTAACAGTTCAGTCGTAGTCAGTGCAGCCGGTACTAGCTCTTTGACTACCTCTACAATTGTAGTGACTGCTAATGGAGGGTCGGCGGTGTTTCCATCGCCCACCACTCTCACTGCAGGAACGCAGGCTTCTTTGCGTGTGGTGTTTATTCCTGATGTGGCTACTTTCTTTTAAGGCTTTGCCTATGGTCCTTTTGACCATTGTACTTTTAAAAATAATATTAAGAAAAACAAAAAGAGAAAAGGT